CATGGACAGAGCCGTATAAAATGAAGACCGTCCCATCCGACTGTTGTTCCGCCTCTGTACACTTCCATAAAGGAAGTCACCTCGACTTGGCAGTCCCCAACATCCACGTCTTCAGTGTTGGGCCAGTAATTGTGCGCCGATATTTTCCACTTTACAAGAAAGGGCGCGTCGGCCGCCAACGCAGAGAAATATTGTGCCACGTTCTCTTCACCTGCAAAGGTTAATGAGCATCGAAGTTTTCCGGCACGCGAAAAGAGGTACTTGACGCTTCTTATGCAAGAATAAAGGAGTTACATAGAGTACCCATCAGGATTCTAATGCCTTACGTCAAATTGGTGGAGTAATCGAGAATCGAACTCAATGACAGTCGCTGTGCAAGAGCAACCCGCCACCCCATGGCCTACCCCATTTATCTTATGCTCAACTCCCTGGAATCGAACCAGGCTCGCGAACGTTAACAGCGCAGCTGCACACCTTGTGCATTGAGTTGAGCGTAAGATAAAAATAGTATTTATATATAGTAACTTTTCGCTCCGTATACCTTGGCTTCCTAGCCTCCGTATAGTACAAGGGTCATTAGCACCGCGATAGGTAATGCTAACTTGTCCGTTTACACTCTTGAGTTAGGGGTACCTTCTACATACTGTAGAAGTTAATGCCGCTCTAAGAGCCGATTGTCGTTACTTATAGAGGGGAAAGGTTTTGTCTATCTGTCCCCGCTCCTGCGGGTCAGAGACCAGCAGAAGTATTAGAGTAGAACGCCTTCGATCCCGAAGGACATCATATTACGCAAAGGCTCTTGGCCTCTGGGTGATATGATAGTAGTATTTTTACTGCGTTCTAACATTAGCATCCTTGAGTAAATGAATGGGGCTTACGTTTCCACTCGTGTTTCGGCCCCATTCGGTACTTTAAATTCTTTCGTGATCAAATATTCTATATCGTTCTATTTATACAGCATACACGGTTAAATCGGGTATGTCAACAATTATTTTTCGGATTAGGCAAATCTTTTCGTCTAATCCGATTTCTTGTTTAGAATCCGCGAATTGCCACCTTAACTCGCTCTACTGCTGCACTGGCGACCAGGTCATTAGTGAAGCGAAGAAGATGCTTCTTCAATCTTACGAGTTTGTTACGCTCGCGCTGATTGCGGTTCTTGTAGTTTTGGCAGAAAAGGGCATTGCGGCCCCATTTCCGCTGTTTCTTAGTAGCTTTGGCACCTGCCATAACGATTGAACTCCTTTATTGTTGGTTCATAACGTCATGACGGCCACCTTTTTGTTGATATCGTCTTGTATTCTATTTATACGACATATGCGAACACATGTCAAGCGGTTTAAAACAGGAGAGCAAAAAGAAATAATATAGCTAAAATGGCTAAGAGTTCTGAGGGGTTAATAGCCTTCTTAGTAGAAAGATCTTTTCCTATCTGAGTAATCAATATGTACTCCCTACAGCCATTACACCAATAAGAGCATAAGCTCGGTGAAGTTCTTCGGCGAGCGCATTGAAATCATCATAAGTCCATTCCAATTCATCCCGCAGTTCATCGATGATATTCAAACGAATATCCTTCTTGCGCTGCAGTCCTCGATTGACACGCTGAGCCGAATTAAGCTTGCGTGTCAATTCATTGATTTCCTTCGCCTGATTAGTCACCTTCGTTTGAAGGAAAGAAATCAGTGATCGGGTATTTTCTTCTACTTTCACAACATACTCTTCATTTGTCATCTTTTGTTTCCAATTCTGTTAAAATCTCTTGATGAAACTGCGTCATAGTTTCCAATTCTGTTAAAATGTCTTGATGAAACTCCATCACAGTTTCAACTCTCGAAAGCAGGAGCTGCTTAGCCTCTGCATCCATGGTTACTCCCTGTACAAGTCTGTAGAGGATAGCGAATTGCATAGCAGAAATTTCTGCATAGGTCTTTGCCTGCTTCATGTAGCCTTGCTCCCAAATAGTTCTCTTAGGACAGTTTTGTTTCCATAGGTGGACCATTCTTTATATTTCCACCCACCCTTATAGTCCCAAATCCCAAAGGGCTCTCCATTAATTTCGAAGCCCCAAGAATATCTTACCTTATCGGTATCATCCTGACAATTAGGCTTGAAACCTAGAACCTTACAAATTTCGTCATGAGAAATCCCTGTAAGAGCACCGGTTTTGCATGGTCCCACATGTGGGACAGGAATGATTTCAGTACTCATCTTGATCAAACTCCTCGTCATATTTTTCGCCTTTCCATCGGGCGATATGTCCAGCAATACGCGAATCTTCAGCGAAATAGAAGACCCAATCCCCTACTTCCTTCTTGCAATCCTTATCAACATACTCGAACCCGCCATAATATTCGATAGTACCCTGGCGCTCCTTCCGAATGGCGATTGCGTCGTCATTAACGAAGAGCATGTAACAACGTTCATCCAAGCCAAGATCCTTCGCCGGAACTTTGGTAAATTCCTTAGAAATATGGTTGGTTATTTGAATGTTGAACTTCTCGATCAGGTCAAGAATGGACACGGTTGAGTTTCTCCATAATCAAAGGAGGAATAACATGCCACAGTGTCCACACGACCTGATAGGTCCAGAAGAACACGATGACGTTTAACGCGAAACGAATAATCAAGTCACCCATAATCATGCATTCAGAATGGTTTGCAACAGTTTCTCGGAGAATCCCGTTGCCACAATCATGGCTTTAAGGGCTTCGATTTTCTTGGCCGCGACCGCGACAATTTGATGGTCATTCCAATGAGCAGACCCATTGGGTCCACCTTCAAAGCCCCAAAGAGCAATGGTAAGATCTTCCATCGCAACATCCATCGAGTCGCGATATTCGCGGTCGGATAACTTAGAGTTAGGATAAGACATTTTCACACCTTGTTGATCGGGTGACCTGCGACAGCGGCTTCTGCCATTGCACGCAATTCAGCCTTGGTGGGCTCCATGGAATTACGATACGAGCGCAGTCCCACACGCTGGGAACGAACTTTTTCATTCACCTTCGGACCCGTATTGCGGATCCAGAGAGGATGCCCAAATTCGTCGCGTGCATTATAATCAACTTCGACAGAAGAAGACACAACATTCGAGGTATTCGTGAGTTCGGACATGAGATTTCGCTCCGGGTTCATCATTTTATTATAATAACGTATTAGGAAGGGTATGTCAACACCTAAAAAACACTGTAGTTTCAAGTGGGTAGTAGTAACCTATTGAAATCATTACACAAAAGATTTGACATTTGAGCTTCGCTACTTCTTGTCGGGTATTCTTACGGGGAACTGCATGAGAATTCATGCAATCAAATCAAGGGGTTAGAGAAAGAAACGAGGACCTGATCAGGGTCCCCGCTCTTAACACATTCTAATTCATCTATACTATCAATAATTTATAAGGTTGATGCTCTGTATAACCTTTCGGTTACATGACGGCCTCCTACGTTATACATTAAGAAGATCCTTTTTCCAAGGGCGTGTTACTCCCTGGACCTTCATCTATCATAATATAACAGTTCTAGCGTCGGTTGTCAAGTGGTAGTTTAGCCCATTTGTGCGAATCTTGCCTTTAATTTTGCCCAAGTTTCGTTGTCAATTTCGTCTAACATCTCTTTGGTAAGAGTCACGTCATCATTTCCGTGGTTCTCGAACAAATCTCTGATATCTGCTGGGCAAGCATCCCAGAGACCATCATCTTTAAGAATACCAGGAACAAAATTAGCCTTAAAAGAACCAATAACAATTGGGAGAGGGAAATTATATTTACGTACTATAGGTTTAGGCTTAGGAGCTGGAGCTACTTTTTGCTTCTTAACTTTAATAGGTTCAGGACCTGGTTGAGATTTTTTGACAGGTTCTCGCATACTGTCTGCTAACTTCTTAGCATCAGCTGTAATGTCTAACGGATCACCAATTCCGAGTGTCTTCTCAACTGTAGCAATGATGTCCTTGACGCCCACTTTACTTTCCCTTCCCGGTAAAGATTTCTATAACTTCAGGAATAAATTTCTCTCGCTTTTCGACATAAAAGCAAGGCTCTTCGAACTCAGGTATATTTATAATAACTACATAATGAGCTCTTACGAGCTTTCGTTCTTCAAGCATAATTGAGTATGCAGTTGTCTGATGAAAATAACCACGCTTAAGACAATCGTCATAAGAAAGCTTTTCTTTGGAGGTCTTATAATCAGCAATTGATAACATCCGATCCCATGAACAAATGAGATCGGTCTTTCCTGCTGTTCTAAGATATTTTGACCAAAGGGGATATTCAATTCCCAAAATATTACCTACATGCTCATCAAGCATAGGCATAAGCTTCTTCATGATCTGCTTATTGTTAGGCATAATCTTCATCATGGGATCTTGGTTCATCAAATAAGTTTCAATGAGACCATGAATGATTGTACCGTGATTAGAAGCCATCGCACTCTCACGATTAGCTGTCTCTTCTCCTATAGCTTTCTTCCATTCAACTAAAAAAGACTTGTCTTGATGGTCCCCAAGAATAGTAGTAACTGAACGAAGGTCACCTATAGGTGAATGATAAAACCTACCCTCTTCAGTTGTATTAGAGGGTAGTTCTTCACTAGAAAGAAAGTGGTGATTAAAAATCATTAATTGTAGATCCAGGATGTGCTTTCTTCATTGCCTTAAGCTTCTCACGCCATTCAATATCAGGTTTTTTAAGACCCATCCCTGAATGAATGAGAGGCATTCCGATTGCAATTTCCCATTCAGGATTTTGCTCTTCCCATGTGTCAATATGAGAGATAGGCATATCCACAGTGTGTTCAATTACACCGGATTCTTTGTGTCTTATTGAGTAAATGGGCATAAAGCATCCTCTTTCCATTTCCTATATTGAGCTACAAGAATAATAAGCACCAAAAAGAGAATTAGTGCCATTATTCCTCTCCATCACTTTCTAGTTCTTCGTGCTTATCTGTGATAATGCGAAGGCGCTTCGCCCTACGCTCCCGAAACTCTTCGGCCTTCATTTCAGAATCGTATTCTTCTTCTCTATCATACCACTTACGATGCTTACTTTTCGACATTGTAAGACCTTAATTTATTATATTCTGATAAATCAGGACGTAAATTCCCTTTATTCTTTTTACCATAATTATTCCCAATATTACCATGGGGCTTTTTAGGTACAACAATTTTCACTTTCTTTACTCTTTTTCTATTAAGACCTGCAAAACTTATTTTAGCCCTAGATTCTGCAGAGTGTGTTTTACCAAACATTGGGCCATGTTCTCTTGTAGTAGGATCACAATATAATCCAATTGCTTTATTAATGTATAGAGGATTTTTAATTACACTTAAAGTTTTTTGAAATTCAATTTCACGTTCATTTGCTTCTTTAGCACTATTATGACTAGAAATTATTATTGTTTTAAACAATTCAGGATTCTTTTTTAATTCTTCTTTCCAAAGAATTTTATAGGACTTTGACGCAACAGTTCCATGATATCCATTTTGAATTTTTTTCCTTGTAGAATATCCAACATAGAAAGGTGGTAACTTATTTCCTGAATATATTGTTAAATAAGTACAATATTGACTCAATAAACTAATAATCCTGGATAGGCTTCATTGATCAGTTCTTTTGTTATACCAACATACTTCTCTGGCAACTTCTTATTACGCACTGCCAGTACAAATTCTGCATCCTTATTCCCAACTGTCTCAAGAAGATTCACAAACAATTCCTGCTTGCGATTCTGCTTAAGGGTTGGATGACCTCCCATATGAAATAAGTACATGCGCCTTACTTCAGCGAAGAGCATTCCTTCATTATCGTCAATCTGTGTTTTCTTGTAAGGAGGATCTGTTTCAGGTAGATCCCAGACAAGGTTTGGATCAAATGCCATTTTTAGCATTTGGCCATACATTTTATCGAAATTTTTTCGAAGATAGTCGATTTTAGCTTCTTTAGTTGGCTGTTCAGCAGCTTCGCTGGTGATTTCTGCCATAGATAATTTCATTTTAAAAATCCTGTATTTGCTCCAAAAGATTGGAGAGTTTGTTTTTCACAAAATAGGTGAAGAGCCGCGACCGGCCCTTTCCTTCTTGCGCGTCATATTCTGTCATAATCTCTTCAACAAGGTCTTTTGGACACTGTTTTAAATCAATAAGTGTTCTATTACGATTATAGTTCAGTTCGTGCTCTTTGTCAAGACATCCTAAACTAAGCTCTTGTAAGAGTTCTTTTAAGATCTTACTCTTTAATGGCCGCTGCCGTTTGTCAGGGTTAACAAAAGAGTCGTCATCGGATATAACATTTGGGATTCCATCGCCGACATCGCCGCGTAGGATATGTTCACGAAGATAGGCGACAGGATTAAGTTCTGATACAAATTTCTTACGTGTTGGATCATACTGTTTTACCCTTTCAAAGGTTTGGAGTTGGCAGAAATCGTGATCTCCTGAAATAATAAGGACATCTCTTTTAGGCGCTTCTCGTATGACGATTTGAGCAATAACATCATCTGCTTCTGCTCGCTCGTTAATAATAACCCGGTACGGGAAATACTCTTTGAGTTCCTGCTTGATTGTTGCAAATGTCTTGAATATTTCCGTCCAGTTGATAGACGAAGCATCTCTGGTTGTTTTCCTTGATGCTTTATAATACTGAAATATCTCTCGCCGCCAGGAGTATCCATCTGTTGCAATAACAACCTCTTTATATTTAGGAAATTTCGTCTTATTATAACGAATGCTGTTAAGAACCATGTGACGAAGGAGGCCTTCGTCAACTGCCATACCCTTCGGTGTGATCACACCGAGATCATTTTTGTATTTACCAGAGAGCTGCATAGCTAGATTTGCAATTAAAATCTGCTGTATATCAAATAAAAGAATACTCATTTAGCCTTCAAGTTCTATGAACCCTTCAGATTCTTCTTCTGGTTCTAATTCAATGTTAAGTTTCGTTACAATTTTAAGTATATCGTCATCCAACTTTTCAAAAATTTCTTCTGAGAGTTTTTGGAACGGGTGATTGATATTATAGGTTTGTAGTAGAGCTGATCTTATGGCTTCTACTATAAATGCACCTTCTTTGACGTTATTGGTATTAGAAAGATCAAACCCACCCGAGGTAAGATATCTAAATAGTATTGGTAGAACTTCCCCTACTGTTTCATCAACATGCATAATATGTAGGGCTTTAATGTTATCTTCATTCTCTAAAATAACATCTTCTACTTCTTGTTTATAAATTCGTTCTGGATATAATATTCTAGTTGTAGGAAATTGTATAAGATCACCCACTCTATGTTCCCTTCAAGGTTCATGTAGTGGTATTTATGTTAAGCTCTATAAGTGAATTGTTCTTCATCAAACTCTAACGGAGTTTCATTAGCGATAATCTGTTCAAGGAAGTTTTTCCACTGAACCTTACGAATATCCCAATTATAGAATACATCTGCATAGGATTTCTGAGAAGCTAGACGAGTCCCCAAATTTCCATCTTTCTTCTTGATTTCTTCACAAGTTGCATCAAGCATTCCCAGAAACATCTTAGCATGATTTTCAGGATTTTCCTGCCAACGATACATTGATGTCCAGTTAGCAGCAGTTTCAGGAAGAGCTGCAAAATCTGGATGAACACATACTAGGCCAGCACTCATAGCTTCCATGAGACAAAGACAAGAGGTTTCCTGCCAGGTAGAAGGATAAGCAAAGATGTCAGCTTTTGACAATGCAATTCTTACTTCATCATTTGGAACTGCACTGTGATATGTGATTTTTTCATGATTTTCGCAGAAGTCGAATAGATCTTTAAATTCTGCGTCACGTCCTTCCCATCCATAGAGCTTGAATGAGGAATATACGTCAAGATGCACTTCAGGATGACGCTTGACTAGTTCATCATAAACTGTAAGTAGGATGTTAAGTCCGCGGTGAGGAGTGGTGTGATAGAGAAGACGAATGGTATCATCTGCCATTACTGTTGAAGCAATAGGTTTGATTGCATTCTGCATTACTACGCAACGAGACCAATCAATTCCATACGCCTCAATGAAGCGCTGAGCTTGCCAATGGCTAACAAAGACAATTTTATGAAATTTCTTCCAAGCGTCGTCTTGAAGTGCAGCAGTTACTTCAGGATCACCTGGGAGATCATTGATGATATAAATTCGATACTTCTTTTCATCAAGATTTCTTACTCGAGAAGGAATAATTTGGAATTTCGCCAAAGTCTCTCGAGGAATGTAACCATCATATATCCGACGCAACATGAGCTCCGTGCCGCCTTGGGCATTTTTACTAAGCTCGTTATTCTCAATCATATCCCAATTATTAGTCATTTATCCTCGTTCTATCATCCTAGAAGTCATTGTATCAGGTTTAAAGAATTTTTTAATACAGCTTAGTACTATTTTTTCAGAAAATTCTTGACAGGAGAAGACATTAAAATAAGCATCACCATTCAGGTCTACAAAATGAGCACAAATATTAGAAGTCTCAATCAATTGTACTAAAGAGTATCCACCTTTATAAGGATCATGATTGGCAAAGTGTTCAATAATAGGTTTTCCATAAGATTTCATTTTTATATCTTCTACTAGCTGTCTAATAAATTCAGCTATATTATATTTTGTAAATCTTTCCATATGGCAAGATTTTACATCTACGATTAGTTCCCACCCCCAGATTTTGTTTTCCATCTCATACAACACCCTATTAGTAATTAACGTCCATTGTGAGTTTTATTTATAAAGTTTCTTCTGTACCAACACCTGACAAATCTTCAGGCATTTTTACATCAATATTCACTAAAAATCCTATTTTCTCTTCTTTAGAAATTGTTATAGAGGGATGCCAAGCATCAAGATATTCTCCTTCTGATACTCCGGCTATTCCTATCAAATGTTCGCCTTCTGAAGAAGCTTCCTGAGAAAACTCTGGAACGTATCCATCTTTGGATAACTGAATTACTTCTAAGCCATCAGGCATTTCCTCAGCTACTATATAATATACAGTATTGAAAGAAATCTTAGTACTTACTCGCCAGATTGGCATCAGATTGCATTCATAGCTTGGACAGAAATAATCCGATCAGTTCGGAAAGAACGCCATCCTCGGGCGTCGATATCCCACACTGCAATAGCTTGAGGAGCATTAGATTCTTCATTGAGAAGGAGTTGTTCTACTGCTCCAGTGTGATCTTCTTGTGGGACATACTGTGGTGAAAGAGTAGCTCTCATCCTTCGAGTTTCACCATTCAATTTGGTAAAAATAACCTCAACAACTTGACCTTTAAGGTCATGCTTGAGAGCGATAGGATCAATTAGCATATTAGCCTCCGTGTTGGTTTCTGTGAATTGTTTCTAGTTCAAGACTTAACGCAATAGCTTCATTATAAAGGACGAACCAACGATTATAAAGAATTTCAGAAATTTCAATAACCATCTCCGGTTGAACAAATTCAACCATATCAGCTTCGTTTTCGGTTATTTTTTTCAACAAGTCAAGGGAAAGACCTGCAAATGGTGCATAAGATACTTTCATACTAACTCCAAGCATGCTTCAGTTAAAGTAATAGCTTTATGTGTCCTCATAAAATCATCATATACGCTAGCAGACATTACAGGTTTGTCTAACAAAATAATATAGGTGTCTGTTATATTAGAATGAGAAAGACCCAAGACAGTACAAACTTGTCCATCAAGCTCTTCAGAACAGGTGCTGTGAATACGTACTTGATCATCACATTTGAAGTTCTTCTTCATATGAGTCCTTGTTCTACAATTTTTGTAAGTTCAGCAATACCACCTAATCGTTGACCATTAAAAATTATAATTGGTACTACTTTAGCTTCAGGAAATTTTCCAAGCACTTCATCTCTTGTAATATTCCAACCTATACCATATTCATTAAATGGTACGCAATTATCATATAATAATTTTTTAACTTGATCACAATTTGGGCAATCAACTTTTGTATAGAGTTCTAACAATATCATACTCCTTACTAGGTGTCAAGTATTAAATACCACCTGTCTGAATAAAACAATAAACATATTGCATTTTACTAAGAAACACAAGAGAATGACCTGTAGGATTTCCATACTTATAAGTCAATTTATGATCAGGAATAATAATTTCAGTTCCTATATCCACATGCATTCTATTAAGAGGTTCATCCGGTCGATTATCAGTAATTCTACAAGTAGTTGCTTTTTGTTTAACACCTTGAAGTACTAGCTCTTTGACATGAATATCTTCACACCAATATCCATCAGCTTCACCACAACATGATACTGTTGGATTATCTGGTTGCATTAAAGAAGCATACCATTGATTTAGATCTGGATTCTCAGGATCGTGAGCGTAAGCATTTCCATAGAAAAATAGACAAAACGCTAAAATAGCAACAGGAGTATACCAGTTCATATCAAGCCTCGGCTTCAAAATGTCCAATGATGTTCTTTTCTTCTAACATATCATAAAATCTTCCTTTAACAAGAAGCTTTGCTGCATATTGTGGTTGAAAAATAACAGAATCCCCTACCTTAACGGTAGTAGGAATTTGAGTACCATGCTCCCAACGACCAGGACCAATTGCCTTAACAACAGCCATCTTGGTACCACCATTAGTCTCAGAAAGCATGATTCCACCTGCAGTAATAGAGGAATCCAAAATATCTATAATCATCTTATCGCCACTAGGTATAAACATTATTTTCCTTTCAAATATTCTTTTGCTTCTTCTAATTGTCGGAATAGCTTTGTTATCATTGGCCCTTGCTGAGCTTCATCTGTGGGATCTTTAAGCCCGTCAAACCCTGCCGATAACCAAAGACCGTTGGTTTGACATTTCTTTTTGATTTTACTTAGGTGAAGTGTTAAAGACTTAAGCTTTTTTAGCGCTTCATTTTCTCTCATTGTGTAAATACCTCTACTCCCTCTTCTCTGATACCTATTGTATGTTCAAATTGAGCGGAAAGGGAACGATCTCTAGTTACAGTCGTCCATCCATCGTTAAGGGTCTTAAGACCGTCGTCTCCAAAATTAATAATAGGTTCAATAGTAAAGACCATACCAGGTTCTAATAGAGGAGTTTTCTCAATATTAGATTCTCTACACCAATGAGGTACATCAGGTGGTTCATGGAACTTTTTACCAGTTCCGTGCCCAACATAATGTCGAACAATAGAACAAGGAGTATTTGTTTCAATGTGTTTTTGAATAGCATAACCAATATGGCCTATACGATTACCAGGCTTAGCTGCTTCAATACCAACCCAAAGAGCTTGAAAAGCTGCATCATGAACAATTTTAGCCTTTTTTGAACATTCTCCTACAAAAAATGTAGAACAAGAATCACCGTGCATACCTGATTTATTAATGAAAGTGACATCTACGCTAATGATATCACCCTCTTTAAGTACTTTATTCCTTGAAGGAATTCCGTGACAAGCTACATGGTTAACTGATGTACAGCAGTTAGCAGGAAAACCTCTATATCCATTTGTAGCACAAATAAGATTATTACTAAGAGCATAATAACCTACTGCTTCATTAATATTCCAAGTAGTGATACCTGGCTTAATCATTGTCTCAATTTCTGAGAGGCACTTTGCTGTAAGCACCCCAACATGATTTAGCTGCTGAAAGTCAGGAATAGAATATTTCATTATTGCTCAACAAGGCCCTTAATTAGAGGAATTTCAGGTTCATCAGGCTTCACATAACCTGCAACTTGGACATACTTGTACAAATCCCTGGAATCGTCTTTAAAGAAAGCCGCTGTGAATTTATTTCCAAAGACCCCAGCAGTATCGAGGTTAATACGATTAAATTGAATATCCACTTGACGGCGGGGTGTATGGCCATGAATAACAAGCTTTCCAAAATCATGTTTGCTAAGAAGAAATTCTTCACGGATCCAGAGCATAGAATTCTCTGATTGATCTTCTAGAGCAACACCAGGATGAAGTCCTGCATGAACATAGATCCTATGTTCATCTTCATAATAAAGAGGAAGTGCACGAATCCATTCCAGATGCTCTTCAACTTTTCCTTTTGGGACACCTTTATAAGAATCGTATGTTTCACCACCACCATTATTCCACCATAAATTTCCACCCTGGAGCATCATGTCTTCATGATTTCCTTTAAGGCAAGTAAATTCAGGATGATCAATCATATATTGAATGACCTTAGCAGAATCAGGACCGCGGTCGACATAATCACCAAGGAAGATAAACTTCTTAGGATCATCATTCCAAGTGTGAACTTGATCCATAAGTTCTAGTAGTTGATTGTAACAGCCATGAATATCAGTCATAACAACAGTAAGGGTCAAGACTTCTTCCCCTTCTTTGCTCGAGCTTTGCGCTTTCCTGAACCAACCTTACGGCGGCCCTTTCGAGGACGATTTTTATGTGGATGTGGCATTATTTCTTTCTCAATAAATCTTGTAGTGTATAAGGTTTTTCATTGACATAAAGAATATCTTCTTCATGTTCTTCTTTGGTTACATATAGATAGGTATCTCTCAAGAGCCACCTGAAGATTTTATATTCAATAACAAGCCATAATAACCAAAGGAGAAACATACATCCTCCTATGAAAATCAATCCTCCAAAATACAAGAAGAATGGATCTGTAACCACTTTAACGTCCTAGCTTATGATACTTCAAACGCTTGTGCTTAAGGGCACGAGTCATAAAGGTCCGAATAGCAGTAACCTTGTCGTCAAATACTTCGCTCCAATACTGAGGACCGTATTTCTTTGAATATTGACTACAAGAAGCATAGACCTTTTCATCTTTTTCCAAGAAGTAAAGGGTAAGCCCGTTATATTCTTCTTTATGTAGCATAGTATATTAAGACCTTTTTCCAAAGACATGTATATGATGATTATAAGTTATTTCTTAGGCCTTGTCAAGTGTTTACTATGGATTTTACACCCGACAAAATTGTTATAATATTTCTCTGGATTTAGGAGAACATGATTGATTAATTGATGATAAGCTTCCCAATAAGAGGATTCTCCTAGGGTATGACATAAACGAAGGATCGTTCGGGTAAAACGATCCTCGCCTAGTTCTTTTACATCTTCTAGTAGCTTTGCATTGGAACCGTAATATTCCATCCAATTGGAGCTGGTGTAGCACACTCTCTTACGTCTAAAACCTTTAAGGGGGGGTTTTGTTGTTTTTTTTCTAAATCTTTTCTTTCCGATATACTGTAGACCAGAAACATCATTAGTAATAAGATAAACGAAAGCTTTAAATTCTCCGATCTCGTTCTCTTTAAATTCTCTTCCCTCATAGTACCAAACCATCCTAAATAATCTCCATTATATATGAGATTATTTATGTAAAAATGTGTGAGCAGTTTAGCGTCACCAGGAACATGTACTCATGTGCTCAGGACGGCCTCTCGGGCATTTAAAGTCCGCAGGGGCTTTTGGACTATTTTAGGCTTTAGGCCTAAAATCTTTAACCCAGCTCTCAATATTAGATTGTATATTTCGAGCTTCGTGAAGAACTACTTTAGCTTGTTCTAAGGCATGCCAAGCTTCAGTTACCTTTCGATCATACATTTCAACATTATTGCCAATTCGGCGAATTAATTCATCAAAAGGGTTTATTGGGTTGGGTTTAACAAGAGGAATAAAATCCTCAGAGATACAATCTCCTTTCACTTGAATACACTCGCTGTGATGGCATCAAAGGTCTTGATATAACGTCTAACAAGAGCATTCCAACCGCGACGAATGATATCATTGAATGCAGACTCAAACATCGAGAAAGGCCACCATGCACCCCAGACACTGATAAGATCTACTTCTTTATAAGCAGTTGGAGCATATCCACGATCCTGAAGATAATCAAGGAATGTTGGAAATTGTGCTGTCTTTGCAGGATCAGCGTATAATCCTCTAAGCTCTTTCATCTTATCGGTAGAAATTTTATCTTTTGCATCCTTAAGATAGAAATACCATTTAGCAAATGCCCAGGTAATACCTACTATTACCCAAATCACAGCAGCAAATACTACTGTCCAAGGATTAGCCCACATCCACACAAATGGGTTGAATGTTGAGAAGAGAGTTAAAGCTGCTAAAAGAATTCCTAACCAAAGAAATCCTAAGTGGCTTTTCCATGAAACAGAAATCTCTGTTGCAATGAAGAAGGCTGCTACTAAGCCCCAGAATAAAAGTGCGCTTTCGAATAATAACATTAGTGTTTATCTCCTGTTGAAGTTGTTGCGGGTGTTGGAATACTCAATACTTTAGGTGCTACAAGGAAAGAACCAAACAAAGCATTTACATCAGGTACTGAACCAACGACTGTAGTTGGGAACTTACCATCAGACTTCTGACCGAAATTACGAAGTGCATCGGCCGCTGCAAGTGCTTGAATAGTACCAGCATATGGTGCAAGACGTTTCGCATTCTGTTCTTCGATACCTGCAACGTAACCACGATTGACAGCTACCTGAATTTCCCTATCATAAGTGAATGTATCAGCCCAACCAATGAAACTAATTGTAATACCTACATTATGAAAGTACTCAGTAGCCTTTTGACTAATAGTCTCCATAATCTTTACATAATCAGCATTTGCTTGATCAAAGGTACGAGAACCAATTTCATTGCAAACAAGAGTTTGAATCTTCTTACGCCCTACGTCAGACATAACAGACTTCAATGTACGCCCGTAATAAAGAGCCCTGAATGTCACGTTAGGATCTGAAAGATGTTGAGAATCACCACCTTGAACCTCAATCCTACTACTCTTTTCATCAGTTACAACACCGAAGTTGTAAAGAAATTTTGCAGCATCAGCTTCTTCTACCTTGGCGCCAACTGAAACACCTGCGGCTATATCAAGGCCTTCTTTGGACTGACAAGGAAAACCTTCCTTCTTAGCATTATCTCCACGATCAGTACTATCTACCCACTCATGAGTAAAGGTTGTACGATCAACCAAGATTAAACGACCTGCAGGAATATAATAATCAGAAAAATATGACGATCCTGGAAGCTTTGTATGTGGTACTTGAAAAAACTTCAAAGGAACCTTATTCGCATTCAAATATTCAGCACTATCCATTTGTTTCTGATCAGTCTTATTATCACCTACATTTGGAATCCAAAATGCTGACCAATTAGGAAGGATTGGGTATACTTCTGGCCAATCTTGCTTATCATAATAAGCCTTAGCATTAGTTGGAATGAAAGATAATGAAAGTGCAAGAGCAAAGAGCAATACACCCAATTCTCCATTGATTTTTATCATCAAATCTTTAAGAGGCTTCCACCAAATAAGAACTAGAAGTAGTAAAAATATTATCCCGCCCACGACATAAAACAAATTAATAGCACCAAAGGTATACATGGTGCTTATATAAGCAGCATTACTAGCTGCAAATTGATTTCCTGCTGCTTGCCCTAGGGCAAGTGATGTCCACGGAGTCACAAGTTTTGAAATAATACCACTCCCCACAAAGAGAGCAATTGTAGCAAAGATACGTCCAAACATATTATATTAGTCTCCGTTATTAAGTGTTGAGATTATTCGATAAAGTTCATCACAATGAGGGATCTCAAAGTGATTATATGGTAATACGTAAGTGGAAACATTCTTTCCACCTTTTAATTCATCTTGAGATTTTGTTGTCAACACTCCATCATTTTGATAACCAGTGATTAGTCCTTTTGTAGCAACAACATTTTTCCAAGGTATATCAAGTTCTATAGTTCTAGGTTCTCGACACACCCAACTATTTCTATCAAGTTCCATTAACATATTTGGAATGATGGTAGGCAATAAAAACAAAGGAAGTTTAATAGAAGCTAATCCAAATCCCCCAAAAGGTGTTGATATCGATACACCACCTACAATCCTTGGGTGTGAATTAGCTAAATGCCAAGCAATGAGACCACCTAAAGAATGACCTATAACTATTATTCTAGGATGTTCTTTACACATATCGATACCCCTACTGATAACATCAGAGAAGGTATCATAAGGCTCATATTCAAGGACTTCTGGTGTAAAAGGTAGCTGTTTTATTAAGGACTTAAAAGATAACTTCGAAGCCCCCAATCCATGAATAAGTAGATATTTCATTCTTTATTTTGTCCAATAGAAGTTCTTAGTACTGAAACTATAAATTTTCCTACAATATAAGCAACATCTGCCAACATTATAGCTATTAATACATAGGAAATATATGCAAGTGCTGCACTATGTGTTATAGTATATGCAATACCGAGGAAGATCATTACGATCATTCCTCCAATTGCAAACTCAATAAGTTCTCTCATTTATCAAAAAAGTCCTTGATGATTTGAATACCTTCTTCAACTGAAGAAACGACATAATGACAATGATACCTTACCCATGGGGAAAGAAATTCAACATCTGTCACAACAACCACAAACTTTCCTTTTTCGAAACCATAAGGAATTTCCATGGTGGTACCTGTCATACGAGAACCAGCTTTTGGCTCAATATAATGAACAAGAAGAGCATCTGAAGAAGAAATTTCTACCTTATCCTCTTCCACCAATTGTTTCATATTGGCGGGGCCAGTAACATGATCAAATACTCGAGCCGAAGGATCAAAACATTTACCAGGCCAAAGAGCTTTAGCTCTTTCACGCCACCCATGAATTTCATCATAAGTGCAATGATCGATTGGTCCTGCTAGATAAAGTGCTTTACCACGAAGGTAATTACTTATATAATTTTCATCACCATCCCAAACACCACCATCTAAATCATGAAGTACCATAATATCCTCGTGTAACATTTCGCATGTTGTTATATTATACGTTTTCGGCGCCATTGTCAAGCGCATAAATATAGGATCTCATTAATATCCAGGAGTTTCAGATGATCATCAACCCAAAAGTTGTGGACCTTTCTCACCATAATACGCCTACTAGCTTCGTAGACGCATATAAGTTTGGTATAAGAGGCATTATTCACAAAGCTTCTCAAGGCCAAAGAATGGTAGACCATGAATATGCTGATAGAAAAACTAAAGCCCTTGATGCTGGTATGCTTTGGGGTGCATATCACTTTGCAGATGGTACCGATCCAATCGGACAGGTACATCACTTCTTTGACGTTGTAAAGCCAGATGATAATACCTTAATGGCTCTTGATTATGAACCAAATCAAGGATCACAAATGAACCTAGAAGGTGCAAGAGCATTTCTTACTGAAGGTGAAAATCTTCTTGGTAGAAAACTTGTCCTTTATTCTGGTAATCTTATAAAAGAAACCCTTAAGCATCCAGACCCATTTTTCAATGCTCATAAACTTTGGCTTGCTCAATATTCCAACACACCTAAACTTCCACCAGGATGGGATAATTATTGGATTTGGCAGTATACTGGTGACGGTATAGGTCCAACCCCCCACAACATTCCTGGTCTTGGTAGCGGTCTTGATGTCAATTCATACAATCATACTGACGAACAGCTAGCAAAAGATTGGGGCGCTGAAGAAGAAGTTCCACCTGCAATTGCTTTGACTCCTGAAGTTCCTGGATCAGGTGTTTCAAGTCCTGATCCAGTTGAGATGGCAAATGCAGCTTTTACACTTCCTCCTGTTGCTAACAACTGGTTTGAAGAAGAATGGGATTCATTAAAGAAAAGGTGGGTTTAAATAGCACATCCTAACGATACAACACCTTCTTCACCAGCACCTGCGGAGCAAGCTAATTCTTGACTGCCGGTGGTGTTGTCTTCTTTTTCATAAGTTGACAACTTAGACCAATCAACAATCTTTGGCATCTTTGCCACCCAAATATCATATTGTTCTTTAGTTAACTCTTGAAATGGTGCTTGTTGATAATTATGTTCTGAAAACGGTAAAAAGCTGATACCAGACATCTTGTCAAAATGTTCATACACATAAGCACCTACTGCCATCCATTCATCATCCTTCACTGACACTGTTACTGATGGCTTGTGTTCAGTATAATTCTCCTGATAAATTCTCCAAATCTTTAGCTGTTCAATCGCATTGATATCGGTGCGTTTCTTAGAGCTTTTTGGACTCTTGCAAGGAAAATAAAAGACATAATTATGAGCTGGTCGCATAACATCATCCTCATAAGGAATGCCTTGATCAATCATTAACTGAGCTAACGGGTCCTTCTTATCTGAACGAACTGAACGAAGATAATATTCTGAATGTCGAGCATGAATACCTGATGCA